GTTTTAAAAACATTTATTTTCAAGAATGCATGGCCTAAAACAGTTAAACTTACAGATGCATTAGATGCATCAGTTGAATCAACAATTGCTACAATGGATGTAACTTGGAAGTATCAAAACTACTCAGTTAGTGGTGTAAACTTTTAATAGTCTTTTTTATCTTTATAAATAAAAGACAATAAAAGGAGATTTTATTATGGCAGAACTATTTGGTTTTAGATTTGAGAAAATCAAAGACACCAAAAGTGCAGAAAAATTCACTACACCCCCAGCCGATGACGGAGCAGTCGAAATCGCTGGTGGTGGTTTCTTTGGTCAAATACTAGATACGGATGGTAGAGAAAAGGCAGAGGTTGACTTAATCCGTAGATATCGTGAAATATCTCAACAACCTGAATGTGATGGTGCGGTTGAGGATATAGTAAACGAAGCTATCGTATCTAATGAAAGAGACCAAGCAATATCTATCGTTCTTGATAGATTAAATTACACTAAATCAATTAAAAATAAAATTCGTAAAGAGTTTGATACTGTATTGTCACTTTTAGATTTTGATATTAAAGGACATGATATATTCAGAAGATGGTATATTGATGGTAGAATTTTTTATCATAAAGTAATTGATAAGAAAAATCCTAGAAAAGGTGTCGTTGAAGTAAGATATATTGACCCTAGAAAAATTAGAAAAGTAAGACAAATAAACAAAGATAAAAAACCTGGTTCATCTTTAGATATAGTAAAAGATGTACAAGATTATTTTCTCTATAATGATAAAGGATTAAATACAAACTTAATGTCGGAAGGTATTAAAATCGCAGATGATTCTATTACATATGTGCCTTCTGGTTTAATTGACCAAAACAAAGGTCATGTACTTTCACATTTACACAAAGCAATAAAACCTGTTAATCAATTAAGAATGATTGAGGATTCTGTTGTTATATACAGAATATCAAGAGCACCAGAAAGAAGAATATTTTATATTGATGTAGGTAATCTACCTAAAATAAAAGCAGAACAATATCTAAAAGATGTTATGAATCGTTATCGTAACAAATTAGTTTATGATGCTTCTACAGGTGAGATAAGAGATGACAGAAATCATATGTCAATGTTAGAAGATTTTTGGTTACCTCGTAGAGAAGGTGGTCGTGGAACAGAAATTTCTACACTACAAGGTGGACAAAACTTAGGTGAGATAGATGATATAAAATATTTTCAACAAAAATTATATCGTTCATTAAATGTACCTATCTCTAGAATGGAAGCAGAAAGTGGATTTACTTTAGGTCGTGCTAGTGAGATTACTAGAGATGAATTAAAATTCACTAAGTTTGTACAAAGATTAAGAAAGAAATTTACCCCATTACTTACAGATATACTTAAAGCTCAATTAATTCTAAAAGGTGTTGTTACTGTAGATGATTGGGAAAATATAAAAGAACATATTCAATATAATTTTTTACAAGACGGACATTTTGCTGAATTAAAGAAACAAGAATTAATGCAAGATAGATTACAAGCATTACAATCTGTTGAACAATATATTGGAACATTCTTTAGTAAAGAATGGGTTAAGAAAAATGTACTAAATATGACAGATGCAGAAATAGAAGAAATGCAAAAACAAATGAATAAAGAAGCTGGTACTGATGTTGAGGATGGTGGTATTGATATGCCAGATGATGGTGATGGTATCACAAGATATCCACAAGATAGTACAGGTGCGTTTATATCACCAGATGATTTAGAAGGTGAAAATGGTGATAATGACGGAGTAAATAATAAAGGAGCAAACAATGGTGGAAACTAAAGATGTAATAGATGCTTTATCCGATGGTGATAATCTAGGTGCTGAAAAAGCTTTTAAAGATACTATATCTAAGAAAGTTGCTGATTCACTAGAAACAAAAAGAAAAGAAGTTGCAAACTCGTTTGTAAAATCTTCGGAAACACAGAAAGATAAAGAGGGTAAAGAAGATGGTGAAGAAGTTTAATGACTTCTATTTTCCTTTTTTAGAAAAGGATGAACATAAGAAATCTAGAGAATATAAAAAACTTAGTCCTAAAATGAGGACTGCGGTGGATGATATTTTCAAAATTATGGACGCTAAACCTTCGGATTTCCTAAATACTTTTGAAAAAACAATAAAACAAATTAGTAAAAAACATAGAGTTAGAGAAAAGGGGCTCATGGATTACTTTGAAAGAGAAGTATTAACAATTTAATAGGATAAAAAGATATGGCAGTCGCAACAAGAACACTTAAAGATACAGTAGTAAATGCCGAAGGTGCTGGAGGTAAAGTTACAGTATTAATAACTTTTGATGATGAAACAAGTTCTGACAATAATGTTTTAGATGCTTCAGGTCTTAGTGGTCATGCCAACGGAGCTATGTTAGATATTACAAGACTTTGGTGGGGAATCAATGGTGGTGTTGCAGATGATGATTTGAACTGGGCATTTTTAGAATTTAAAGGAGCTTCATCAGATACTTTAGCAATCAATCTTGCTGGAACTGGTCATTATGACGGAACTGCTGGGCCTATTACAAACAATGCTACAAATACAACAGCAACATCTGGTGATTTAGAAGCAAGTTTTCGTGGAGCATCAGGTTTTATAATAGTAGAATTAAGAAAAGACGCAAGCTTTACGAGTTAAGAATTATGAAGAAAGTAAAATTAATGTCTGAATCTACTCTACAAAAGATAGAGTATATTACAGAAGCAAAAGACAACGGAAAAAAAGATTACAAGATTAAAGGAATCTTTATGCAGGCAGACATAAAGAACAAGAATGGTCGTGTATATCCAATGGAAATACTTCAAAAAGAAGTTAAAAGATACGATAAAGAATTTATAAAAGAAAAACGTGCTTACGGTGAATTAGGACA